GTCTAACCAATAGGCTTCAACCATTTTGGCTGATAGCCTTCCTCTGATCTGCCTAGCACCAATAGCCTTTTTGGCGTGTTGGCGGATCAGGGAAGCCTTTACAAAATGCTTATGGCTCTCATCCACATAAGCACCTGATTGTTTATCATATTTAACTAATTCCAACTCATCACCTTTTCTAATTCAGCCGGTAATGCAACTGGATCAACATTATTTACTACCTGATATTTAGTACCATTTGGATGTATTGATGGATGCGCCACCACATAACCCTTATGTTTAATATCTATGCCTGGTATGAGTTTGCCTTTAAATTGCTTATCCTTGTCAGCCAAATAATAGAAGTGATAGCCATCATCTGTTTTAACTGTAAATGTATCCGACACTACACACATCCGGCGATATTGTTCCCATAAGGTTCTTGATGAAGCATTGCGTATGTCAAAATCCAATACAACCAAATTAGATTGGATAAGCCCTATACCAATATTTAAATCTTCATCCTTAAACCATCTTTTAACAGTAGTTAAATCATTGCTTGCATCAAGGTAGCCATGCCTTAAAAACTTACATGGCTCTTTAGATTGTGGTTTTAAAGGCATAACAAACCAACCTTTTTCCACATACGCTACGGCGTTCATGCGTAAACCCATGACCCGCGATAGTTAGTTGTAAAGCAATATTGACCAACAGCATTGTCAAAAGAGATGCTGAAATCATATTTATTTTGCTTTAAAAACTCAGTAGCCAATATTGCCGAAGCATAATTTTCTACCCAGTAAATAAACAAATGCGACCAACAGATTGAATCTTCAAACCTATCTTTTTGGCTTAGCCAATCCGGTTCAGTTGCCCATTCCATTTGTGCATCAGTTAGGGCTTCAAATTGATTCTTTGTAATTTTCATTAGTGGTTCACCTTCTGATTGTGTACATACTCAGACAATAAACCAAACAGTTTAGATTTTAATCTACGCACTGCATCATCAGGTGTTTTACCAAATGATGTAAACTCACCTAATACATTTGATGTAGATGCAACATAATTATCTGATTCTCTAACATAATGAAAATCAATCTTGGTTTGTAATACGCTTTCAATAACTGTAATCATTGTCATATCTTTCAAATTAAATGATCTAAAGCGTCGCTCAAAATATACATGACCTCAATTTTGTCCGCTTTTGAATGACCATCATAAGAATTGGCTTGACCATTCCGTGCCATAGTAATCAGTGTGCATAATTGATTTTCATCAAGTGCAATTTTTACTTTTTTTAGTTCTGTTGTACTTTTCATAATTAACCCCTTCCGGTCAATTGCGTTTGTAAATGCAATTAAACACTAGCCCACTGACAAATGCAACATGCCATAAGGGTGTGTCATGTGATCTACCTCACCCAAAGGCCTTACCCATAGCCGTAAATGAACCATCAGCGTTAAATGGAATCATCTCCACGCTTACATTGCCCCGTTTTATATGTATGATGACCGCGCCAGCCTGCCAGTTTGCATAGCCTCTAATGCCCAAATAAGCCATCTTTTTCATGTCGCAAGTATGACCACACTCAACACCTACTAAAACACGCTCTAAACGGCCATTAAAGGCTTCTGAGTGGCATTGGTAGCCCATTCTGTGCGTGTGTCCCGACACTACTCCGCGACCCCACCTTTTCGCTATGTTCAACGCCGTGCCGCCGCCTGCCCTAGAGATTGTGCCTTCATCCCCATGACATAGAACTAGGTTAGTGCCAGGGATCGGGTAAGCCTGCTTCGCGTAATAAATTCCTAGATCATCAAAATTCATAAATTTGGCATACTGCAATTCAGGCAAGTTCATCAATCCTGGAATCCTGGCTACCGCTTTGTATAGGCGATCTGAATGATTTGATCTACTTACTACATCTGTTTTTAGATCATACAAAATATCCTGGCAGGTTGCCCGATCTTCATTCAAGGTTTGCATAAAAGATTCTGCCCGGCCTTCGCTGAATCTACTTATGGTATTAAAATCCATTTCATCACCAACATTAAGTACCAGGTCAAACTTAAAAGCCTTAACCAATTTTTTGAGATTGACTATGGCTTCTGTAAATTGAAATGGTACTTGCAAATCTGACACCACTAAATATTTTGCATTAAAGGTTTTATCGCGTTTAATCATCATCCTCATCTTCTGTTGGATCAATTCGGGGAATGATCTCATTTGGTTTATGTGCTGGATTGATCCAATCAGGGATTGATGCACCCGGTTCTGTTATTAACCAAAATGCAACTTCAGTATTAAATCCGGCTGCTAAAGCCGCTCTGTACATTTCGTTTAATGTGATGTAATGATTTTCTAATTTGTTTAACGCATCAGCCTTGCGCGGTGTACGGCGTTTGCGCTTTGTAACTTTGCGGGGTTTTTTTGGGGTCATGGTATCCCTAATTTTAGATCATACTAATCCGCGAATAGCACGCTCAACGCCTTCTTCAAGACTTATTTTTGGCGTGTAGTAATCGCTCATCATGGTTGGATCACCTACCCGATAGGCCACACCTGCCGGCTTATCGGTCAATACCTTGAATCTACCGGCAGATGTCTTTTCATATCCCAGGGTGCTCATTGCTATTTTTGCTAACTCTAAAAAGGTGGTAGGCCTGCCGGTACAAAGATTAACTGTTTGATTACAATCATTTTTAACCATCTCAATTGTTGCATCAACCACATCATCAATGTGTATAAAATCCCGGGTAGTAGTTGCCTTACCCCAAATGTTAAATGGATTTGCGTTAAGTATTGCACGCTGAATAATTGATGGGAATGGGTAATCTAAATCCTGGTCAGTGCCATAACCGCTAAATGGTCTAAGGGTCAATACCTTTGTGCCTTCTTCACGCAAGTAATTCATAAGCATTTCACCAGTTAGTTTTGTCCAGCCATAGGTCATATCAGGCTTACCTATTTTGTTGAAATTTATATCCTTCTCTTTTAACTTCTTCTTCTTTGCCAGGGTTTGTAACTCAACTGGGTAAGCGGCAGATGATGAGAAGTACACAACATAAGGCTGTTCAGTTCGCATAGCCCAGGTAGCAAACTCAGCATCAATAGCAAGATCAACCGCTAAAGCCAATGGCTCATTTTCTATCATCATGCGGCCACCAACTAATGCGGCTAGATGTATTACTAGATCATATTGTTTTTTCTCTAACTGAAAGAACTTACGGCAATCAACACCTTGCTTTAAATCAACTAAGGTTAAATTGGCATAAGGTAGCGCACGCCTAAAGGCACGGCCTACAAACCCATGTGATCCAGTAATCAATATATTCATTTACATATCCACATCTGAAAATCATAATGATATTTTTCTTTTAACTCTAATAAATAATAAAGAACAGGATCAAATCCGGCATCTATTAACATTTGTTTCATATCCTCATTATTCCAACCCCAATAATGTTCAGGATTGTTATTATCATCTTCAGCATTAGGTGTACTAATAAACAAATATTTAGTTTTTTTTCTAATTGCCTTTAAAGTCGCATCAGGATCATCTAGGTGTTCTAAAGTTTCAGAACATATAAATAAATCTACTTCAGGTAAATAATTTATTGTTTCATCAATATGGCCTGTAATTGCATAACCAGGTGCATAATCACCAATGTATTTAACTCCAGCATCTATGGAATATATGATTGCGGCATCACCGGCGGATAAATCGGCAATAGAGTTATAGGTGTTATATTCTTTTAATAACTCAATACTTTTTTGCACCCTGATAATGTGATCTTCATGTTTTGTATGGTTGTGCGGCTGTAAATAAATGGCTTGAATTTCATCCTCTGAATAAGCCGGGCGCAATCTTACTCTCATCTAAATTTTCTTACTAACTCTGCATACTCCGCACTTGCTAAGTATCTTTGCAGTATAAGTAAATCTTGCTCATACCACTTAGGTTGATTAACCCTTGCATAACCTTCATCCATCTCAGCCTTGCCTGCTACTGGGTGCAGATGTTCAATAATTACATTTGGTAGATACTTTAAGTAATTTAAATCTAATCCTAATTGCTTTACAAAGTTATCAAAAAATAAATGTATGCAACCTGGAAATGTCATACCGCGTAATTCATCAACTAAATCCCGGCTCATACCAAAGGCTGTTGGCAAGTTAGCACCTTG